AGCCACCCTTGAAGCAACATTACCCAGTGCAACTGCAGCAGCACCTTCCATAATGCTGAACTGCGAAGACACACCCTGAATTGCCCGAGTAAGACCACTGAAGGAGACTTGGACCGCCGCCCTCTCCATGTCGGTGAAGGTTGTTCCCGCCGACATTTGACCAAAGCGCGCCTTCAACTTATCCAGCGCCGACATCGGTGTATTAAGAGTAACCGTATCGGCCGACTTCTCCATATTGGAGAACGTCGATCCAGCATTGGTTCGGTCGAACTTACCCTTCAACTTGTCCAACGCCGACATCGGGCCATTTAAGGTGACCTTGCTAGCGGACTTCTCGATCTGGTCAAGTCCGTGAAGCTTGCTGATATTGTTCAGAGCATCGCTGAGAGTCTTAAGCCCGCTAAGGGTCTTCTGAACACCAGCATCAAACTTGGCCGTCTCGAAGCTCATCGCTACGACACGTTCGTCGATCTGTGCCACTACCTAGTCACCTCCTTCCACAAGGCCGATGCGATTTGGTCAAATATAGGCCGCATAGCAGGATTTATGTAGTCCCGTCCTGCAATCCAGGCACCTTGCTTGGTCCCATGGCCGTATTGAATAAGTGCAGCAATAGGGATATGGCCTGGCTCTTCAGTATGCGTGTTCAGCCACTGGATCGAGTAGTACCCAGGCTTCTGAATGATTTCGTAGCTCCAGGATTCAGCCGTGGCCCCACTCTTCTCAGGCGTAGCCGCCTTGAGAGCCTGAACTCCGATCTGCCCGTACTTTTCCAAAACTTGGAAATATGCACGCTTTTTCATCCTCCGGAGGTAATCCTCCGTTTGCCGGTAGGAGCCTCGAACCTGAATCGAAATTCCCAAGACTCCCTCCTTTTAGGCAATCTTGCCTCAGATGCTCACAAGTTCAGCAAAAGTCGGCAAATGTGGTGGGCTAGAAGCTGAGCCATACAGGATATCCTCGAAGCCCGCAAGTCGAGTAGCATCGTGATAAGTTGAACGGATGGAAACATGCGCCGTTGACCTTCGCCACGGAATATTCTCCGGCGTGCTCGTCAAAACCCAAGAAAACTCCATCGGAGTGACGTTACCCCCAAGTGAAGAATGGGCATTGGAGCTCGGTATTGCTCGGAGATTGCGCAGTACATGGATTATGTAACCATGATCAAGACCAGAAATATCATCGCCGAGAAGCGTTCGATAAGAAAGCCCAAATGGTTCGCCCAGCTGATCATGCACAGACACACCATTTATATTTAACCGAATGCCGACACATTGATCGAACTCATCCGGATAAGTGAAGGCTTTCAGAGTAGCCGAAAAGTCGGAAAGTACCTGATAATCCATGTACTTTATGCCATCCTGGTAATATGGCTGACTTTTGGTATTGAAATTTTCTTCCACACCAGTCAAGCCATTCCAAGCCACCACAGCGTTAGGAAGATATAGCACGCCACGATCGACACCAGTCTGGAACTTTTTCTCTCCGGGTTGATCCCATTCGATCCTGGCCATGATTCTCCTTTCTGTGTACTACAGCTTCGGGCGGTAAATAGTCCAGAAATCGCCTGAAAGATTTCGGTCGAGAATGACAGTCCAGGGCATCAAAAAATATCCATCGAGTCCCCAGCGAAAACCCCACGAGTTTCGGCACAAAGCGTGGTGTGGCTCGTCTTTGAGATAGCCAACCATCAATACCTCATGTCCGCCAAGTGCCTTCTCAGCGGTGGTATCAGGATGAGGCATGAGCCCCGTATCGGTGACTTGCTGTGACTCAAAGGATTCGAAAACGCTGAAACCAAAGGCGATCGTCTGTTTATTGCTTAGCACTCGTCTAATACTCGAAAGATTTCGAGGTACCGCCTTATAGGGGTGCTTGGTCTTTTGACGTTTGTTCCACATAGCAGTCATTCGTGGGTCCTGCGACCACACAGCGATTTTGTCACTATATGGCCATTCTACTTCAGGAACAATGCCAATATTGCGAGCCACCTTAAAACCATCACGACCGTAGGCACCGGTATCCTGCCGCAAGGAACTACCTTCGACAAGACGCTCCAGAGCGTAGATCCAGAGCCGAGATGGCAATTTCGGGTTTTCTCCCGACACGATGCAGTCAGCGTCAATAGCGGCGGCCACTGCGTTGGCTGTACATGAACCCAATCTCAACTGCGCGTACACCTTTGTCATGTACTCGCGACGCGGATCAACCTCGGCTTGGATGGGTAACTCGGATGTATCCGCGGGAATATCTCGAGGATCCGGTAACGACGGTTTCCAACCGTAGCCTTCAATCTTCCTCAGAGTGAGCTCTTCAGACACAAATTCCTTTCTAGCCCGTGGTACCCAACTGGGCCTTTCTCCGGGCATTGAGTTCTCGATTCCGTTGCGCGATTTCCGTACGGCTCATCTTCTTCGGCTTGGCCTGCTTGACATTGCAGACTCGAATAAGGGTGAAAAGTCGATTCAGATTCCACTCCTCGCAGCTAAACGGAATATTGAACACCGTCATCCAGTAGTAGATAAGCTCGGAAGTAATGACATCACGAGTTTGTGGTGCTCCGGGAGCATCAGCAAACCATGTAGCAGTCATCCGCCTCTCGATGTACTCGTTAATAGCCTTGTAATGCTCGCCATCGAGTTGCTGAAAAACCTCCGGGGGGATTTTAGGGTCAATAACCATGCACTTTATATACAGAAAGACTTCTTCCTCAGTCTTAGTACCTTTACCAAGAAAGGGTTTCTCTGCGATTGACTCCCATTTTGATAAAGAGAGCAGGGAATGCTCGAGTTGCAACCGAACGCCACCTTCTGTGGTGAACTCTTGCGAGGAGCTGTCGTACATTTCGGTGGCACCGACTACAAGTTCAAGCATTCCCGGGTCCTTTCAACTTGGAACTACGGCCCAGCTGGGGTCATCATGTCGATGACCTCGTCCGGCGGAGGGAGCCGCGGATCCGCTGCGGCACCGCCGTACAGCGCTGTCTCGAGCGCGTCCAGCGCCGCGTCATCGACCACGGTGGAGTCGATGACGATGAGAGCAGTCGGCTTGAGATTTGCGACGGGCACGGGCGTTGTGGTAACATCCCACGAAAATGCGATCGCCTCGGGCGAATCGCTAATCGTGCCGTAGGCCTTCTCCGAAGGAGCTGCTTGGCAACCGTAGACGAGATGGATACGGTAACCGTAGTCCACTCCTTCGAGGTCATTGCCCAGTCGAGTTCGATAGCACAAACCGAAAAGCCGTCGACCCTGCTGCCCCACGGACACACCAGGTGTCGGAACGGCCGTACCATCGCACTCAGCGAATTCGTCCGGATACGTGAATGCCTCGATCGTCGCGCCGAATTCCTCGGCCGAGATGAGATTCAGGTACTTGATGTTGTCGGCGTACTGCGGATTGGAATCCGCTCCGCCCGGCGATTCGGTCACCGTGGTGAGGCCATTCCAGGCCACACCGTCTACGTATGCTCCCGTATTGTCAGGCAGATACAGGACTCCGCGATCGACGCCGGTCTCGAAGAGACGTTCGCCGACCTGGTCCCACGTAAGTGCGGCCATTCTCTGATCGCTTCCTTTCTCAGAAGAAAAGGGTAAAGACCCAGTGGTTGAGGTTATCCGCCGGGAAGAAACGTTCGAAGCTGCACAACGGCAACCTCTCCACCTGATCCGGCAGTTCGCTGTCGGGATTTCGGTCGATGACCGTTACCTGGTATTGCTTAGTGCCTCGATACAACATATTGTCCGCATACTCAGACCGTGATCCAGATCGCTGATAGACGATGGCCGGATACTGCATCTGGTAGTTCTCTGGCGGTTGAAAATATGCGTTCTCCGTGATTTCATGGAGAATTTCATGGAGCTGCAACCGTAGGACCATTGTACACCTCCCCCAGTTGCAGGATCAGGCGGGGAGCCTGGACCTCCACTTCGGACACAGTCCAGAACTTCCCCGCCCATTCCACATAACGAATAGCGAAAAAATGCTCACGTGCGTAAGCATCAGCCACAATGCTGATCGAGTTACTGACAGTGAGATCCAAATTCAGATTCTCACCTTGTCGCAAACCTCTAGTATTTCGAATAATATCGCCATAGTAGAGGTGTTCCACGACCATGTCAGAAAATACACCCGGGTTTACCTCATCGGTTTCTCCGAATCCGACCCGCCCGTGGAATTTCGCCATAGGTCAGTTCAGCGAACTAGGCGCCCGCCGTACCACGGAAGGTCCACTCGTCCTCGACATTGTTGTCGAAGAAGTAGCCCGCGTTCGGAACGGCATAGATCGTGAGGTCCACACCCTCGTCGACGGTGTACGGCGATCCTGCTGCCGTCACGGCCGCGTTTGTGTCACCGCGCCGATAGGTGACACCAGTCGTATCGACGACCGTGAACGTCGAGTTATCGGGATCGAAAGTCGGCTCAGCCGGAGTGGCCCGAGCGGCGCCTGCTGCCGCCTGCCTAATGACCAATGCGGACCGCATCGTGGTCAGGGCACCGGATGACCGGGCTTCGATCAGGTACTTGTACTGATTGTAGTCGATGTCGAAGTCATCGAAGAGCGACACTTCCCCACCGCGATCTGCGCCGACCGTGTAATCCTGCAGATTGACGATGATTCCGACCAGGTCCGGCTCGTCTTCCATGACCTCGACGGACACGACTGCGGCGACGCCCAATTCGGACGCCAAGTCGGTGGCCGTACGGTAGAAACGGCGACCTTGGTTATCTCGGGCCAGCAGCATCTGAGTCATTGTGGGCAATGTCGTGTAAAACGTCGGAAGCCCGGAGCCCTTGTAGAACCGCATGGAATCGAGGATCTGGTCCACGAGATCGGTCCTGCGCAGATCGCCATCGAGGTCAACCGTGATCGTCGCTGCGTAAAGATCGTCGTCATGGACGATCGAACGGATGCCCGCCCCATCCGCGGCACCCGCGGGGTCACGGATCTTGTCCTCGTCGTCGACGGCGCGACCGTCGCCGATAAGGATGGCTCGTGCGATCTCCTCGTCGAGCATGAGCCGCATCTCGGCCTTCAGCCACAGCACGACATCGAAGTCTGTGATGTCGACGATGTCGTCACGATCGAGCTTCTGCTTCTTGTAAATCGTGCTCGGCGTCGTCACACGCCTCATCAGACCGAAGAACTCTTCCTTCTTCAACGTGCCCTTGATATAGCCCTTCGCCCGCGCTTCGGCGTGGGTGATGTCGGCGGTGAGTGACTTGATTCGCGAAAAC